CCAACTTTAAACAATTCACCAGTAAAGTTATTAATATTTTGAGCATAAATGCTACTGTTTGTTAGGGATATTGCTCCCATAATTAATCTTCTCCTAGTTTGTTATCTATTACTTTAAATTTTTTAGAAGAAGTAAAAGCTACTACTTATTGTTCTTTTTTGCTTCTTCCATCGCAAATAATTTTGCAGCTATAGATTGTTTTGGAGTACCTTTTGTAGCTATTTCATTAAGCTGTGCAACTACATCTTGGCTGTAATTGTCGACTACTGAGTTTTGCTGTATGTTTTCTAGTTTGGCTTGACTTTCCTCAACTTGTGATTGTATTCCGTCTTGTTGCCCAAACTCTACACCAAATTCTTCTGTAGCGTAAGTCTTAATGTTATCTACTGATAGTTCACCTTCAAACATCATGTCAACTGCTTTGCCAACACCTTTTGTAGTATCTAGGCCTGCTAGCTGAAAGATTTGTGTTCTTTCTTTGGCTTCGAACTCTGCAACTTTTCCTTTAAGAAATTCATTTTGTTCTCGAACTTCTTTCCAGTTTTTGTCGCCACTGTTAGCTTCTTGAGATTCTATCTCTTCTGTCATTATTCACTTGTCCTTTTCTTCATACAATTTTTTTACAAGTGGTGCATGAGTAACCACTGCTTTTTCGTCTCTACTGTTTTTAATTTGACAGGTCTTGTCAGTAGGCATCAAGACCGAATACAACCTAGGTCGAGTTTATCCCCCGGACCTTAGTACAGGGCTTGAGATTATTATACCACTAATTATTAGATTGCAAGCTGATTAAACAACTTATGCTTCTTCGAGACCTACTACTTCTCCGGTTCTTGTTGTAGCAGCACCAGCTACTGGTGACATTTCAGATGTAGCAGTTGCTTGGATGCCTCTTATTCTTGATAGTTCTTGAGGACTAAGGCCTGCTAGGCCTGTTGCTATTTCTTCTTCACTAATAGAAGTACCTTGTGAAGCAGCAGCTAATTGTAATCCTTCTGATACCTGAGCTGTTTGACCAAAGAGTTGTCTTGATTCTTGTTGGTCTATACCAGCTTGTACGAATTGTTGTGCAGAAGTTATACCAATACTTAAGCCGGCAACTTCAGCCTCTGCTGAAATTTGTGATACAAGTACTTGATTTTGTAATACAGATTCTGATAGTTCGGGTGACACAAACATTGCAAATATAGCTTCATCAGTTAAATCTAATCCATGTTGTGCTAAGTATATTTCTTTTACTTGAGGTATATTGTTGACTAATTGTTGATAAGCAAATTCTAATCTACCAGTAAATTCTTTAGCACTAACATCTCCTGCTATAGCTTCTACGATGTCTTCACCAAATACTCCAGGGTTAAGATTGTAAGTTCTTAATGCATCTTGCATATAATCTTTTGTTTCAAGATATTCTATTTCAGTCATTCTTAAGGAACCATCGGGCCTCTTTATACCAGGAAACTCTTTATCGAATGTATCTGATGCTCTAGCTTCTGCTATAGCTATAGTTATTTCACCTGTATCAGTCCAAACATCTAGTATGGCTTGTACTAATGATTCGGGATAGTAAGGATAAAGGTTCTTAGCTTCTGATAATGTTGGTACATACTCTTCATTAGCACCATCAAATAAAGATTCGGAAGCTGTAGGTGCTGTGTACAAATTCTTTTTACCTTGATTTGATTGAAAAGCGTTTATAAGTTCTTGTGCTTTTTTTTCAGCATCAGTAATTAAACCGGAACTAGAATCATAAATATCTGTAGCTCCTGCATATCCTTCTCTACCTTCTACATTTCCAGCAAGTAATTTTGTTAACTCAGATGCTGTTTCACCATCTCTTGCTATAGCGTTTGCAGTTGTGGTATATCCACCAGGTAAAGATACGGTAACTTGATAACTTTGTTGGTCATCTTCTACGGTTACTACATCTCCGTTAGGTAATGTTATTTCTTTAGCCATTAAATACTCCTGAATATGCTTGTGGTATAACTTTAGTCAAATCATTTAGAAAAGCATTCTTAACACCAGGTGCATCCTGATATGATTTTCTAATTAATCCGTCAAATTTTTGATAGTCACCACCAGCTTGGATAATTAAGTCGTTAATTTTTAGTTGGTCTTTTGTATTCAAAGGTACAATTTGTGAGCCTGTACTACCATTGATTAATCTTGATGCTCTATTACTAAAGTATGGATTCCATGTTGAGAATTTAGAACCTGCAAATGTTGGATACAAAGTATCATGTACTTTTTGCAAGTCATCTTGTACTTCATTACCTTTACCATTTCGTATCATTGCAGCCATTTGTAAAAATGAGCCATCAGTTTTATATCCTTGCAATGCATCTTTACCTAAAGTACTCATAATAAGACTTTCAGCTTGTGCTTTACCATCATTAGTTTGGAATTGTCCTACAAAAGGTTTTAGTTCATCAGGAAGTACTTGTTCTCCACCAACTGTTTCAAGGAAGAATGAATCTCCAAGATACTTTATATACATATCTACTTCTTCAGAACTTGTGTATTTACCTGTAGATAGGCCCATTGCTAATACTTTAGCTAGCTCTGTTGTATCTCCTTGATAGTCAGCATCGAATAAAGATTTACTTATAGCAGATATATTTAACTGTACCTTTTCCATAACGGCATTAGGGTCTGCATAGTATTCTGCTGCAAAATCTCTTTGTTCGGGTGAACTAGACTTAAACCAATCAGTATCAGCTAAGTCGTCAAGGCTTACTGGTTTACCAGTTAATACAGAAGCTAAGAATTTTGTTTGTACATCTACATCTAGTAGCCATTCCATACCATTTTCTTTAGCTCTATTGTTTAGTTGGGCCTCTTGTAAATCCATAATGCCTCTGTAATCTACTTGGTCTCCTTCTGTTGGTATGTCTGATACATACAAATCACCATGGCCTCTGAATACATAACCATATTTTTGTGCAAATGTATCTTCATCTAAATCAATTATCTGTGTTCCTTCTTTAAGGAATGTTTCAAATTCTACTTCAGCAAGTATAGGAAAGTCTCCTAACTCTTCACCAGTATCAAAGAATACAGCATACAATACGCCGTCAATTCTTATTACCTCTTCGGGTTGTAGGTTAAAGTTACTTGTTAATGACATTATTTAGCTACCTTTGTTATTGATTTTAGCATTTCAAACATTCTTTTTGCAGGACCTATAGTACTATCTATCACGATTTCTTTTGTATCCTTAATAGGCAACTGTTCGTTTTCTGCTTGTTTAATCAAGGAGCTATCGCCCTGTGTTTGTGGGCTTCCTGATTCATAACTGTAATCAGTGTTATTAACAATCATATCAGCTACATTAGCATCTACTAATTGTGGTTTACCGTTTAAATAAATTGTTATAGGTTCTTTAGTATCTGTTGCATTACCACTTGTTTCATCCAGTGCATCAAATTCATTTATAAATTCAATCTCATCTTGCAGTCTATTTAGTATTCCTTTAGGGTTATAACCAGCTTCTTCTGCTCTATCTTCTATTTTAGTTTTTTGGTCCATGTTAAATAAATCTATGTTACCTTGTGCTATAGTTTCCAGGCCATCATCTTGTAAAGCCCACGGCCTGTGAAAATAAACAGCTACAGCTAAATCATGTTGTTCTTGTGTTAAAGTTAAATCTCTATTTTTAGCCATGTTGTTTATTCTTAAGTTAGCTTCATCTAAATCTTCTAATAAGATTCTTTCAGCTTCTTCTTCTGTAACAGTGTCTCCTTCTTTAAAAGGATTTAATTCATTAGCTTTTGTATGCCCATAACCAATAGTTAGTACACCATTCATATCCGGATAGGTCTTACTTACAAAACCTTCTAACTTTTTAATTAACTCAACTACTCTATCGTCATATTCCATTACGGTGTATCTCCATATCCAAGCATACCCATAGATTGTTCAAACAAGTTTGCTGTGTACTTTATATCGGCAAGTTTAGTATTACCTGCTTGTTGATTCTTTGTTAGTAAACCTACTTGTTCATTTACAATTTCTTGTGCTGAACGAACTGTAGGTGCTGGTCCACCTTTACCTTGTGTCATATAGTCGTATGATGGTAAAACTAAAGGCATATTGTTACCTTTAAAGAATCTAGGCATTTGGCCTTCGTCTCTGATACCTCTTACATCCATAAATTTAGAACCAAGGATTATATCTCTATCTGTTATTAACGAATCTTCAAATTGTTTTGTTGAGTCTGCTTCTTGTTGTAAAGCATTTATAACAACATACGCATAATCAACTAAATCTTTTGAGGATAACTCTGAACCATTCGCAGCAGCACCTATTTGTAGCATTTGATGTATGGTTGCCGGAGCAACATTAGGAGCTTGATTACCATAGTTATTTTTATTTAGAAGATTAATAAATGCTTCATTAGCTGAAAAATCTTCTGCAACTTCTTTAAGTTCAGTTTCCCATCCCTCTAAACCGTTAGCTATATCTTTTCTTGCGTTACCGTTATCAGTTGCTTTTAAAAATATAATAGACATAAAGTTAGCTTCTCTATCTGTCCACTGACCATACTGACTTACTGGAGGAGCAGACATACCTGCTTGTACTAATCGCTGTTGTAATAAAATTATATCTGATTCGTCTAATGTATTAAAACTAGAGTACTCTTCGCCTTTATAAAACGGTGCAGGCACTCTTTTTTGTTTACCATTTTCATCAATAATAGTTTGATAACCATCGTTATCTGTTGTATATCCCCAGGCCGGAGATGATGTTCTTATAATGCCTTCGTTAACAATAGTCTCTTGTGCTTGTTTAGCTTGTTCAGCACCTTCTGCTTCTAATGCAGCTTGCTCACCCTCTTCTGCTATCTTCTTAAAGTTTTGGTCTCCTATGTCAAAAGCAACTAAGTCATAAGATACACTAGAACCATCATTGCTAAAGTTAGGATTACCATCTTTTGTTTTCTTTTTATCGTATTGTACTAACAACTGTACAGGGTTAATTGATACACCTAATACTTCATCTGCACCACTAGATACCCTATTTGTTTTTTGTCCTGAATTTAATTCTGTACCTATTTTAGTTACAAATGTTTGCAACTGGTCTTGTACATCTATTGATGGGCTATTTATAATTTGTGAGTATTCTTGTTTTAATTCATCTGATAAGAAATCAGCTACTAAATAACTACTTGTTAAATCTTTTATAGAATAGTACTTACCTCCACCGGCTACTAAATTACCTGAAGACGGAGGAACTTGTTGATTGTCACCCTCATAAAATATATCAAAATAAAACAAAGGCATGTTTACTGTTTGTTGTATTAAGTCAAATATAGATTGATATTTAACTGAAGGTTCTATTTGGACTATAGCTTGAGGGTCAACGGTTATTGTCTCATCTTCTATAGATTCGTCATCACCTTCAACTAACTCTTCTAATTCTTCTAATTCATCCGGGTCCATATTAATCCTCGCTGTTTTGACTATTATTAGGGCTTAATTCATAGAATAGCACTTCGTTTGCTAATTGGGGATAATTGGTATCGTTTCCTTGGTTTATTAAATCATTCCAAATCTGTTTCATTATCTCTCTAGCGTCTACTTTTTGTTGTCCAGTACCAGTAAGTAATCTTGCTTTATACTTTGGTCTTCCAACAGCTAATGATAATTCACCATATTCAAAAGTTCCACCTTTAGTTAAAACATCTAGTAAGTCGTCTCTGTAGTCTAAGTACTGTCCTAGGTACTTCCACTCAGGACTATTTCTTAACTGTGTATTGTCTTCCCAACTTCTGAGTTCACTCATAGTTGCTTTAATACTTACAGATTGTGGTTTACCTTGGAAGTTAAACAAATCAATCCCACCATAATCTTCTTCTATTTCTAATTTTAATTCACTGAATCTTCTATTTTGTTCTTTGTTTGATAAGCCTTCACTTCTAATATCTGCTTTACCCTTTTCATACTCAAAGATAGCTTGACTGTGACGCATAAAAGTACCTTGTTGATTAGATGTTAAGTTAACACTTATTGTTTGAAAATAAGCAGGATAGTATAACTCATCTTCTACTTTGTCAGGATTTGTATAGTATGCAGTATTAGGGTGCGATAATAACAAATCTTGATTTTCCGGTTGTTGCCAATAGAAAAAAGCGTTTTCTTTAATAGGTTGTTTACCAACTGTATAAGCTCCAGGTTGTTTTAAAGGTATTGGGTTAATACCAAATTTAGTTATAAAGTCTTGTTGTGTTTGAAAATGGTCATACCCATTAGTAATCAATATCTCCTGGTATTTATTAATAAGTGTTTGTGTGGCCCACCAGGTACCATCTTTATCTTCTATTTCTATTCTTGGTTGTATAGCTGTAGGCAACGAGAACTGAGCTGCACCTCTAAATATAAACAATCTTCTTGCTTGGTCTGATGATTTTTGCAACCACTCTTGTACAGAATCCGGGTCTTCCTGGTTAACAAGTCCTGCTAATACATAACCTGTGTATAAATCCATTTGTGTCGCACCAAATGTTCTTTGTACATCTGCATCGGGAGAACCTTCCCAAGTTAAAAACTTTTTAATCCATGCAGGGGTATTATCTTTAACTATATTTCCTGACTTTGCAAACTCTCCTAAGAAAAATGTTCTAACACCTTTGGATGAACCTATTGCATTAAGAATTATTCTCATTGGTACTGTAACTACTGGTCCAAATCCAGGAGCAAAACCATTCTGTGCAACAAGGTTTAGGCCTGCAGCATACGCAGGAGCTGTAGCTCTAACACCTTGTTCTTGTAAGTCTTGGCCAAACACTGCTGTTTGATATGGAGATTGCACGAATTCAGGTAACGCATCTTTTATACCTGTTTCATTAATAAGTTTTCTTGCTAAGGGTAGTGTTCCTAAACTTAAAACATTAAAGACATCAACATAGTTAAACATTAGTTTTCCTGTTTGTGGGTCTTTACTTAAGAATCCATTTTCTTCATCCCAAGGTTTAGCTTCTGTACCATTGTCAACTGCTATTCTTGCTCTGTTAAACTTCTGTGGATTATCTACAATTAAATTACCCCAGGTCTTAGCTACCTCAGCCCATATTTCAGGAAATGGTATGTACTTAGAAAACAAATCAGAAGCAACATGTCGTTGTGATGTAGAGTAAAACAATGACAAAACTTCATTCATTGCTGCAGACTTTAATAATTTATTAGCTTGTTCTAAACTTGTTACTGTAAGTTCTAATGAGGGTTCTTTAGCTGCTTCTATTAATTCATCCCATAATTTATTACCGTCAATCCATACTTCTGATTCTTTTAAAAACTTTCTTTTAGTAGGTTCATCCATAAATTTAATAAGGTCTTTAGCATTGTCATAAAATGCATACCTAAACAATGGGTCTCTGTTTAAATAGTTAGATGGTTTTGTTATTAATAAACCATAGCCTAGTTCTAATAAACCTCCACCAACTTCCCACCATTGATTGTTAACAAAACTTTCTTGATAACCAGCAGCTTTTATTTCACCACCTGAAATCATTGTTCCTGTTTCAGATACTCTGTTTTTTAAATCAAATTGTCTTGGCAATCTTTGTGGTCCTAAATCAGCTACATCAAATTCATCTTTAAACAACTCTATAAACTCTTTGTAAAATTTTTCGTTACCTTTTCCTCGTAATTGTCCTGCAAATGTTTGTATGTGTTGGTTGTATCTAATCCAATCCCTACTACCTATAACACCACCTTGTTTAATAAATTTATATATTTTAGTATTTGTTCCTACAGTCATATCTACTTCAAATTGTGGATAAATCTTTCTACCTTTTCTGTAAAAAATTTTCCCTGTTTGTGAAGCGTCTAATGGAAAACCTGATAATGGGTCTCTTATTTCTGTAGTTGGGTTACCTATTGCTTTCCCTACTCGATACTCTAGTGATTGCAAATACTGTCTAAGTTCTACATCGTCTGTGAGCATTAATTTATCTTCAGGATTAAAACTTCTTTTTACAAACTCTTCTAAGTTTGCCTTACCTGTAGAATTTTTTCTTAAATAAACCATCATGTCATCAATACCTTTATTAATAAGAGGTACAACAATAGGGTCACTAGCTAATAACGATAACTCTTCCCAAAGTCCTTCCCATGCTCTAGGGTTTATTCTTCCATCAGACATTCTTTTGTCTACCATGATATAAGCATTTTCTGCTAAATCTTTTCTACCTTCCATCATTCCTCTTACAACTGCAGCTTCTCCCATAGAAGCCTTGTAAGTTTCATCTGTAGAAAACATTCCTCCACCTGGCATACCTTGTGCAGCACCTTTTACTTCATCTACTTTTATACCTAAAGCATCAAAGTTAGATTTAAAATGTTTTTCCATAACTTGTTTAGATAACACAGAATCTAAATCAATATCTCCTGCAGCTCGTCCAGGTTTAGCTCTGTATAAATACATAAAGCCATCATCATTAACAAGATTTGTATATCCACTTTTTTCTGCTAGTTCTTTGTTAGCAATATAAATAGATTCTTGAAACGCATTGGCTCCCATGTGTACAGCATTTACAACTGCATTATCACCTTTTAGGCCTATAGAGACATCAAGTAAAAAATTACCTTCATCATCAAAATATGTACCTAACACATGGTCTTGTTTTGATAATAAAGCTACTGTCTCATCAGTCATAAAAAGATTATCTATCTGTGCATCTACATAATCTGCAGTAGACATTCCTGCTTTTTTAGCAGCAGCATCCATTTCTCCTCGTGTTCCTAAACTAAATTCAAACTCTTTATAAGCAGACACGAAAGCATCAGCCTCAGAAGGACTTCTTGTTTGAAGGTCTAAATACCTAACAGCATCTAAATCTATATTAAATCCTTGACCCTCTACAAATGCTGCACCCATAGACTCATAAGTTTTTCCATCATGCCCAGTAATATTACCTTTAGCTTTTGCGTTTATTTTTCTAGTTTTAACCTTAAATGCTTTTTCTGTTAGTTCTGCAAATCTAATATCTCTCAAATCAAAACCATTTACAGCAGCATTAATTAAATAATCAGACACAACTCCTTCTGTGTTCGTTTCTAATAAGTTAGATTTAATTAACTTTTCTACTTTGTCATACTTAATAGATTTAAAATCATCAATACTTTGTTCATCTATCATGTTTTTTAGAAATGTAACATCATCAGGACTCATTCTTGTTGACATAACAATTTCTCCTAGATTGTTGTAGGCCTGGAAGACCTCATCTTCTCTAACTTTAGGCCCCATGAACCCTAGTTGTTTATTAGAATTTAAAGCAGCTCTTTCAAAAGGTGTAGTTATAAAGTTTGTTTTACCACCGAATGCAGCTCTTACACCTTCTTCAGGTGCAATTCTTAACATCAGTGCAAGTCTTAACATCCATAAAGGTTTAAGTATATTGTTTTGTGCTTCATCAAGAAAATTATCAATAGGCCCTTTTGGTTTAAGTTGTAGTTTATTATTTTTTGTATTTTGCATTAAAGCTCTTCTAGGTATTTTAAAAGCATCAGTCCAGTTAAGAGTTGCTATGTCTCTTGGTTTTTTAGCCCATGCTCTAAGTAATGAATCACTAGGACCAATTAATGTTGAGGTAGCCTTAGTTGCTCTTACAATATCTTGTGGGTCCCATAACTGTGCAGAAAAGTTATCTGCAGCTTGTGACAATAAATGCATACTTGGAACAGCCTCTAAAATTGTTTGTCTTATATTTTTTTCATCTACTTCTATACCAAGTTTTTTAGCTCGTAGTTCTATATCTTTTACAAGTTTTGTATATCTAACTTTTGTTTGTGTCCCAGGAAAAGCAATAGAGCCACCATTAGAACTAGAAAAGAATTGTCTAAGTTGTTCTATCCCTGCATTGTAAGCTGTTTGTTGATTTACAAAATCTTCTACATCTATTTGCAGTTGTGGATTTCTTCTCCTGACACTTTCTGCAATAGATAAATTTACTGAGTGTGTAATTTCATTTAGTTGTTGTTGAGAAGTAGCACCTAATATTTCTTCTTGATATAGGCCTCTAGTTCTTGCATCTGAAAAAGAAAGTTTTAACATGTCATCAGCATTTTTAGCAGCTTCGTCAAGGTTCATAATTGTCATTGTTGTTGTAGGTCGTATATCAATTGCTCTTTTAAGTTGCTTAGGTAGTGATTGTCTAATTTGAGAACCTACTCCTAACAATCCTTTAGCTGGATTATTTCTAGCAAAAAACATACCTGCAAATTTTCTCATTGGTGCTAAGTCTTGTTGTTTACCGGTTATAACTTTTCCAACAAAATTAAAAAACTCTCCTGTAGCAGTAGGTTTAGCTGGTATAGTATCAAGTCCAAAATTAAGATTACTAATAGAAAGTTCTCTAATTCTGTCTAACTCTACTTTTTTACCAGGAGAAACATATTTTTTAATCATCGCAAACATGTTGTCAAATTGTTGTCCTGTAAGTTCTCCACCTTTAGCTACTACATCTAGTACATTCCATACATCATCTGCATCATCAACATGTATTAATACTTCTCTAACAGATGCAGGTAATTTAGAAAACTCAGGAATGTCTGCTAAGAAAGCTCTACCCTCATTACCTTTGAGTTGTGCAATAGCTTCTCCAAATTTTTGTCCCCATCGTGTAGCTCGTACATCATCTATTGTTCTACCGTAATATAAAGCACGATTGTACTTACCAGTTTTACCCGGTAAAAAACCTTTCATAAATGAAGTTACTTTGTCTGTGGCTTTTAACGCTGTTCTATTTGAACTAGCTAAGGTTCTCATTGCAGTTTTTACACCAGCTCCATACATTAACCCTAAGTTAAGTGGGTCTGCAGCTATTCTAAAAACTCCATCAATAACACCTGACACAACATTGTATCCTGTGGTTCCTGGTTCAACTATCTGTGATGCAGCTATACGACCAGGAGATATGTTTATTTTTTTACCTGTTTTAGTTGTGTATTTAAATCTATCTTCTCTAGCATCAAACAATTGTGTTATAGGAACTCCATACACTTCTGATGCTTTTTGTTGTGCAGTTCTTGAATCAGTACCTTTTCTTATTTCATCTAAGTAAGTTTGTGTTTGTTTTAAATCTACTGAGTTAGGTAAGAATCCTGAACCTAAGTTAAGTGGTTTACCTTGTCTACTTTGTTCTAATGCTAATTTAAATTCTGTATCTCCATATTTAGATTTAGCTCTATCAAATGCAGCACCCGTACCTGGGCCTACCATAGAATCTAAGAATCCTGATGTAGAAGTTCCAGGAGTAAAAGCACTGTATAGTCCACCTAATGTAGCAGCACCAACTGTAGATGGTACAGATTGTCCAGTCTCTTGTGCAGCAACTACTGCAGATTTAAAACCTCTTGATACTGGTTGGAATGCAGCGTCTAATGCTAACAAGCCCATTTGAAATTTTCTTTTGCCCCAACTTACATCGGTAATTAAATCTTGAGAATTTTGTTTAGCCATAATTGATTGCACTCTGTTAGCTAAATCTAAAGATAATTGGTCTCCTGGTTGCAATCCTTCTAGTGCAGCTATTGCAGCCAACTCTTTATCGTAGTTAGGATAAGAAATCATAAAGTTAGCTATTGTATCTGCTAACTCAGGTGTTGATTCTTTAAAACCTTTATTAAAACTATTTACTCTGTTAAGAGTCTCTTCAGCATATTGTTGACTTAAATCTGAAGCAGAAAACCTGAGACCATAACTACGCATTATCTTTGTATGGACTATCTGCTAAACGGAATCTGTTCATAGTGTTTTCTACAATAGGAGCCTTCATTCCTTGTTTTTGTATTTCAGCTAATATCGGATGATTGTATTTCTTCATAACGCCAGTAACCCAACTATCTAAATCTGTAGTAGGTCTATTTTTAAGAGGACCATCACCGGCTCCTTGTGTTATGCCAGTAGTGTTAGCTTCATTTTGAAATTTAGTTCCTTCTCGTAAAGTTATAGGCCTACCAACTGCTCTTTGTATAGATTGTGTTACTTCGGCATTTTCTCCTGTAGCAGAAGTACCTGATAAACCTGCAGCTAAATTATTAACTTCTGCTGAAGAACCAGTAGAGTCACCTTCTTTTCTAGGTATATATAAATCTTGAAAAGCTGGGTCTCTCATGTCTGTTGATTCTTTTGCCATTTTTTCTGATGCTGATTTTCGTACCATATTAATTATCCTCTTCCTCTAAAAAATCATGTAGGTTATTTAAAAAGTCCATCATTTCTTCGTTATTAGAATCTTCGTTTTCTAATGTAAAGTCAACTCGTAAAAAAACTCCTGGTATTGGTGAAGGAATCCAGTATTGCATAACTGGAGGAGTGAACTCTTGTAGCTCTGCATCTTCTATTTCTAGTTCTCTATCAAAATTAAATTGCCAGTCTTCAGCATTAATCATGTTATAAAACTCAGAATTAGTTTTTGCCATTGGGTCGTAATCTTTAGCCACCTGTTTGTCCTCCTTGAGCTTGTGCTTGTGCTAATACTTGAGCGAGGCCTGGAGGAGGTCCACCTTGTGGTCCTGCTTGTGGGCCTGCTTGTGGTGGCCCAGCTAATAATGCTTCTTCCTCTTCTGTAGGTTCTTCTCCCTCTGCAGTATAAAACTTGTCTAATATATCTGACATGTTCTGTGGGTTCTTACGAATCTCAATAGCAGCCATTGTTGCTTTAGGATTACCTTGTGCAGCTTGGGCCATAAGAGATTCAAACAATACAGTTTCAGCTCGTTCTTTATTTACACGCTGTTGTATTTTTGTTATGTCTTCTAGGCCATCCATGTTTTCTTGTAATGTCTGTGTATCGATGATGCCCTGTTGTTTTAATTGCAGCCCTGTAATTATTTTTTGTGGCTCATCAAATCCTGCCATTACTCCATAGACTCTTCTTGTTTGATACATTTCAGAAATGTCTGAACTAGGAATATAAGTCTCTTTAAAAGCTGTACCTCTATGCATACCTGCTATAGGTTTTCTCTTACTGGAAAACATTTCCTCATCATACTCAAGTCGTTTAGCATCTACTTCTTGTAATGCTTCAGCAAGTATTCCTTGATACTCACGAACATGCAATGATGCAGATTGGCCTAACTCTTCTAATCCTCTACCAGTAACGAAACTGTTAGGAGATTGTCCATCATCAGATACCGGATATGAGGCACCAAGTCTTAAGTGTCTTTCAAGTCTATCTACTTGTTGAAATAATTGATATGGTAGATTATTGACTGGCTTAGACACAGAAGACCCTGGAGCCATATAGTTTACAGCAAATCTTCCTTTACGGTATTTACCTGATTCTATTTCTCCAACAATGTTTGTCTCTGTAAACACTGCGTCCTCCATTGCAATAGTTCCAAGAATATTTATTTTGGCCATGTTAGCCATAAGTCCCGTTATATGTTGGAACTGGCTTTGCATTTGGTCAAACGAATATCGTTTAGCTACTACAAAACATGGGCCTGACTTTAATGGGTTTGGCATAAAGTCTATTGTTTTTTTATTTTCAGGCAAGAATACATAAGTACCTTCACTGTCCATATACTCTACAACGACTTTACCACTACCAGTAGAGTTGGCCCATCCACCTTGTGTGTTTGATGCATTTAATAAAACAGAATAAGTATCTATTCCATCGCCATCTTTGTCAGCTTGTTCAAAAATATATTTTTTTGCTTTAGGATATTGTTTCGCAAGCATCTCATGTGGTACTCGAGAAATAATAGCCATTTCTTGTGGTTGTTGGTCATTACCAAATATTCCAGGGAAACAAGTAAACGGGTCTCTTAGTTGTGCATACGGATAAGGATTACCGTCTTTGTCTTTTTTATGATTAATAACCCACACAATAAAACCATAGCCTGGTAACCATCTACCAACTTGTGGTAACTGCATGTTAAGTTTTTGAAACTTATCATAAGAAGTTACAATTCGTTCTATCTTTTCAGATTTTTTTCTAGCTCTCTCTGAATCTTTTTCATTCATTATATCTACTTTTAAATCAGGAGTTCTACCTAATTTTTGAGCAAATCGTTCTAAGGCTGTTAAGAATAAGTTAGGTGCTGGTAACTCGTGATACTCTACATCTACTGATTTACCAAGTAAAGCTCTTACTGCAGCTTCACCACCATTCATGATGTCTCTTATTCTTGACCTATCTACTAAAGCGTCATTATTTATACTTCGTAAATAATCTATCCTGTTGTAAATTTCATCGTTATTTAAAGGCATTTATCTCCAATTATCTAAATCCATACTACTAGGATTATATCCAGTAAAGCTAGGATTATAATCATGTCCTACTTCTGCAAATCTTTCTTTTTGCATTCTTCTTATGGCCCTCATTGGAAACCAACTAGCCATAACTATATCAGTCTTTGTACCTACAGATTTGCTTCTAGTTCTTGCAGAACTGAAATACACTAACTGACTTGTATATAAGTTTACCTTTTCTTGAGCCTCATAGCTAAGATATGGCAAAGAAATATTTTCTTCTTGGAATAATGGCCTCATAGCTGTAACACCAAATATAGGGTCAAATTTTTGATTCCTAGTTTCATGTCCTTCTAGGAAAACACCATGTTCAGATGAAAACTTTCTAATAGACTCATCTTGTCGTATTGCTTTTTGAAATCCGTTTTCTTCTATTACCCAGTGGCTACATGTGTATTTAGCCCACCAGTCTTTAATAACTTTAAGTGCTTCAGGAATACCACCACCTAGATTGTTATGTAAATCAATTAAATATAGTTTTCCACTCTCTGCATCGTAACCCCATAAGACTGCAGCTTGGTATCCAGTTGATGCTGGGTCAAGCCCTGCAATTAATCTAACTCCTGGTGGTACCTGCCCAATATCTCTTTTTTGGTCTCTACATGCTTCTATCTCTTCACGACTAAATAAACTTAGTCCATCAGGCATAGCTACATTAAGATATACCATTTCAAATATTGCTCTACCACCTGTAGTCTCTGCAGCTCGTTTTCTATCCATAAGCCACTTGTAAGTTCTTTTACCAGTCCATAACATACATTCCTGATGTTCGTCATCTGACCAGTCCGGTAAAGTACATCCTGTATCATGTGCTTCTTCTACTACTGTTGACCAGGATTCGTTGTCTAAAAGATGTGAATATAAATCGTCATAGTGTTGCCTGGAGCCAATAACAATTATTGCTGTATGCTCTTCTTTACGACTTGACAATGTAGTTGTCCACCAGTTTCTAGTGTTTTCTCGTGAAGCAGGTTGCATAGTTGAACCATGGTCCTCGAGGTCGTCTGCAATAATGATGTCACAGTCTCTTGAAAGTATCTTGCCACCTCGGCCAATTCCGACCATGGTAGGTGACTTAATCCCAGTAACAGTACGAGTACCCACAGTAAACCCATTCTGCGACCACGCTTTTCCAGTTCGTGATGTTGGCTTAAAAGTTTTTCCAGGAGGACAGAGTTCTTCAATTAATTTCTCATTGTTTTCTAGTTGGTCTATTACAGAAGAAATAGCATTCTTAGATATCTCTTCATTACCTCCTACCCACAATATTCTAACATTAGGGTTATTGATGATGAGCCACACTGCAAAATGAATTAGTAGGTCTGTCTTGCCATGTCGTGGAGGAGATAGTATCATCTGTTGATTTCCGTGTTCTATAGCATGTAAGATAGATTCAATCCATCGTATATGAAACTCCGGTGTTTCGTAAGGTAAACCTAATTCTGTTTCGAAGTATCTATCTCTAAATTGTTTAAAATCTCTTAGGGACATTTCTGCTTTAGCAGGTAGTGTCCAGTTTTCTGCTTTGGATTTATTTTCCATATCTTCTACCCAAGCAGCGTAAGCATAACTTAGTGCAGCTTTACTACATCCTAGAAGTTCTGCTGCATCTTTCTTTTCCATATCACCTTTAAGGATGATTGGGCCTAACTCTTTTTCTATTAACTGTTCATACACTTTACCTCTACGCTTTTGTACATTAGGTTGAGCTACGGGTTTACCGTCATGCTCTAGTTCATATACAGCACCGTTTTTTCGTGCATGGTATACAGCGTTGTGATAACTCTTAGAACATTTTTCTGAACAGAATTTCTTTTTAGGAGGTCGAAGAATATTATGACATCCTTTAGCGAAACATACTTTGGCCATTACCAGGCCCTACATGACCAGTACCTAGCTGTTGTTTTATCTGTAGCCGTATCACACTTGTGTCTAGCTCTAAATGACTTCCTAGCTTCCGGATTGTTTTTTCTAATTTTCATGTTGGGGTCACCAAACATTACTTTGACAACCTTTCCACCTTTACCTGTTACATAGACTTTAGATTTTTTTCTACCATAACCAGGTTCACCTTTACCTATAGAGGATGGTGAGTTTAACTTAACTGATTTACCTTGGTATGTTGCCATTATTTTCTTTTAGTTTTATACAAACGCTTACTATTTTTAGTATGTTTTTTACCTGAAT